TTCTTGAAATTCGGGCGATATAGATATGTTCGGCTTTCTTCCATAGATTCGTCCTTAATTTTATTATCGTTAATTATATACCCAACAAAGTTTGAATATTCGTACGGAGATTTAAACTTCAACTCCTTGTGTTTTAACAAAGCATTTAGCCATCTTATTTGGTAAGCCATAGAGAACATTCCGCACTCAGTATTCTTCCTCTGATGCTTAATATTATTAGTATGAATTTTAAAAACATTATTTGGATATTTTTTTTTCAATTGCGTCTTTTATATTGTTAATAAACTTAGAAACATACGAAGGGGTATTTATAGCATTGCTGTCGTAATAGTAAGCTCCATAACATTTTATTTTAGGGTCTAATACGATGAATGTAGAAGTCCAGTGAGACCCGGGCTCATCGTGTTTATCAAGATTTGTAATAAGCCCGAGGTATTTTATATTTTTATTAATATATTTATTGATATCCAAAGAACATATTTGGCTGTAAAGGCATCTTCCGAAACTATCTTGTTCCGAGAAATCTATTGGAAAAACTCCCAAAAAACAGTATTTGTATTTTTTATCATTATTATACTGTATCATTACATCCTCTATATCATAATTAGAGAGCCATTCAATAGGATTCTTATACCATTCAAGGGGCATCTCGGGACGCAATTCATTCTCCTCAATCTTTTTGATAATTTCCTTGTCTTTGAATCCTTTGTCATCTCTTTAATAGCAGTCGGCCAACACCAATATTCCTTATCATTACATATAGGCTTTATTTTAGCATTCAATAGCTCAGATAATTTAGCGACATTAAATGACTTTTTATATTCTATTTTATCGGCAATCGCTGTCCCGCCTTTGTTATCTTTGCAGGCATTCCATGTATCTATTAATAGGATGAGCGTTTTCTTATTGAATAGCGTAGGATTGTTAATATTTTTGGGACTACAATATTTGGTATTCTTCAAGCTTTTATTTTTTTTATCTGCATTTTTTTCCATAATAAAAAAATATTATAATCTATATTATTGCTATAAAATATTATGGTTAAAAAGCTCTAAAATCAAAATATTCAAATGTAAAAATATGTATAAAAATAAAAATTGATATATATATAAAGTAATATATTTATAAGTATGGGTATAAACGAAGATTTGCGCTCTTTTATAAATAAATATCGTGTAGAGAAAGGGGTGAAAATATTCACAAATACAAGCATAGGTTCACCAAAAGTTAGTTTAAATATACCTGATGAAAATTACGAGGAGTTCATCAATTTATATAGTTTAGCCTTGACGAATGGTGTCCCTTTGTATTTCACAGAAAAACCTTTAGAACCGAGTCCCTTGCGCGTAGATATAGATTTTCGTTTTACTATTCCTGATGATAAATCCGGACTTTACAGTTCCCAATCTTCAAACTCTTCTTTAAATAATAACAAAAAATATGAGAGATTATACGGCGATGAAAATATATACAAAATTGTTGATAGTTATTTTAGCATAATTAATAAATATTTGAATATATCCGAAGAGGATAAAATTGCATATGTTATGGAAAAGCCGAATCCTGTTGAGTTCAGAAATAAGTTGAAGGACGGCATTCATATTATCTTTCCGAATATTATTATTGCTAATAATGCTCAGCATTTTATTAGAAGAAAGATTATAGATATTGGTGATGTTATTTTTAAGGATTTGCCAATTTGTAATGACTATGAATCTATTGTGGATAAGGCAATTATTGATGTAAATTGTTGGCAAATGTATGGTAGTAAAAAGCCGGATTGCGACACTTATCGCGTATCTTCAATATATAAATATGTCGGAGATAAAACGGATAAGATAGAATATAGTTTAAATGCTCGCGATGAAATAAAATTCATCAAGCTATTTTCTATGCGAAAAAAGATGAATTATGATATCAATTGTATTAAAGAAGAGTTCGCAACGGAAATTACGCAATATAGCAAGCATATTTTGCCGGCTCTCGATCAAAAATTGAAAAGCAAGGTTCAGAATAATATTTTGGGGAAGGCATTAAATAATGATAAGAGGTATGTGTCAGAGGACGAATTGATATTTATTAAAAAGCTGGTGAATGAATGTCTATCTACGAGCCGCGCGGATAATTATACGGATTGGATTAATCTTGGCTGGGTATTGCGTAATATTGATTACAGGCTCTTGGAGACATGGGTAGATTTCTCCAAAATTAGCAGCGTATATATTGAGGGGGAATGTCAGCAATTGTGGGACAAGATGCGAAAGGATAATATGGGAATTGGTACTTTGAGATGGTGGGCGAAACAAGATAATTTGACGAAATATAATGATGTCGTCAATAAATCTATCATCAGGCTTATTGACGAGGCGTTGGGTAGCGATGGTTCGCACTTTGATATTGCATGTGTCGTATATGCGATATTTAAAGATGAATTTAAAGCGATTACTAAGGATAACTGGTATAAATATGATAGAGAGAAGCACAAGTGGGTAAGAGCGCGCGAAGGTCTGGAATTGAGAAAGATATTGAGCGTTGATATTTGTAAGAAGTTTATGGAACGGAGTCAGCATTACGCTGAACATTGTGAGGATCCTATTATGAAAACGATTAATGAGGAGAAGAGTAAAAAATGTATTAGTATCGCGAAGCAATTGAAAAATGCGAGTTTCAAGGATTCTATTATGAAAGAATGCCGGACGCTATTCATCGATGATAAGTTTGAGGAGTTGCTAGATAGCCGCTCGCATTTGATAGGATTTGAGAATGGAGTATATGATTTGAAGCTACATATATTTCGCGACGGGATGCCGGATGATTATATATTGTTATCTACTAAAAATAGCTATGTCAAATATAATAGCGACCTTCCTGAGATTGCCGATATCAATGATTTCTTCGCGAAGATATTTACTAATAAAAATCTGAGAAATTATGTTATGGATATTCTATCTTGTATTCTTGACGGTAGCATATCACAAGAACGGTTTTATATATTTACAGGACAGGGTAGTAATGGGAAATCCAAAATGTTAGATTTAATTCAAAAGGCGATTGGTGAATATTATTGTATCTTGCCTATAGCTCTATTGACACAAAAACGGGCGGCGAGTAATGCAGCACAAAGTGAATTGGAGAGGACTAAGGGAAGACGATTTGCGGTTATGCAGGAGCCGAGTGAGAATGAAAGGCTAAATATTGGTCTTATGAAGGAGCTTTCGGGACAGGATAGGATTTTGGTAAGAACATTGTTTAAAGAGCCTTATGAGTTCAAGCCACAATTTAAGATGATTTTGACTTGCAATGAATTGCCAGAGGTTCCCAGCGATGATGGCGGTACTTGGAGGCGTATTAAGGTTTGCAATTTCTCTAGTAGATTCTGTGAAAATCCTGTTCCCAGTAAAAATGAGTTTCATATGGATTTGGAATTGACTGATAAGTTTGATAAGTGGAAGGAGATTTTCATAAGTATGCTAATTGAAAGACATAAGAATATTAATCCATCATCTATCGTGGAGCCTTGTGAGGTAAGAATAGCCACTGAGAGTTATAAGCAGAACAATGATATCATCGGGCAATTTATTAGCGAAAAGATTATCATTGACGAAGAGATTAGAGAGCCAAGGGTTACGATTACTAAACTTTATAATGATTTCCGTATTTGGTGCACTTCCAATGTTGTTAAGGGTAAAAAGTGCCCCGACAGGAATCAATTGAAGGCATATTTTGAGAAACTTCTATGTGTCCCATATGATAATAAGGGATGGCGCGGAATTGCCTATAAACTGGAAAATGAAGACGATGATAATTGATAGGGTATGTATATGATATCTATGATATCTATGATAAAAATTGATTATATAAGATTTAATTTTCTTATTACTATAATAAAATGGAGTTCTGCGAAATATGCGATAATATGTTATATGTTAAATCAAACGAGGAAAAAAAGTTGGTAAAATTTTGCAAGCACTGTTGTTTTGAAAAAGTAGAGACTGTTAATACTGCTATTAACATCTCAAAAACTTTTTACAGCGGAGATGACTTATTGTATAATCAGCACGTTAATAAGTATCTGCGTTATGACCCTACTCTTAGAAGAATCAAAGACCCTTTAATTAATTGCTCNAATGAGAATTGTAATGCNCCTGATGACAAAAANCAAGTNATATATATCAAATATGACAATAAGAATATGAAATATCTATATGTATGCGAACACTGCGGAGAAACCTGGAAGCAAATCTCTTAATATAATTGCAATTATGTAATAATGCAATTATATAAATATTACAGCTATTATAATAATTATGTTAGAAAAAGAATGTTTGGTAATCGCTGTAATTTTGTAATATATGTTTTTTTATTATTTTCTAGTTTTGGAGAATCTTATCTTTATCCGTATAATAAAATGCTAAGAAAGCCATTGGCTCTCAAAATGTGTAAAGGCGATAATGGTGGGACAAGCGAGCTTTAT